CCGTTGACAATCACAAGCTCAGTCCTTGGTATTTCGCCGTCCACTGGGCGATCATGGTCCTTCAGCAAAAGATTGCTGCCGCTGAAGCTGCGGGCTTCGATGCAGCATATGACGTCCGCCAACTGCTGATTTTGCAGGATATGGAGATGTTCCTGAAGTTGAGCTGGGATCAATGGCTTGACCAGATCGAAGCGCGTCAAACTGAGCTGGAGACCAAATGACCCAGGTACTAGCCATTGAATCCGTTGTTTTTGAAGACGGTGGCCGTCGTCTCGTTGTCGATGCCGTTGTTGAAGATGCTGTCCTGGTCCGTTCGCAGAGCTACTTTGAGCCAGCCGAATGGGGGCCTGCCTTGTGCCGAGGCTCCTTCGAGCTTCACGAAGAGGATGTGATCCCCTCCAGCGATGCCGGATTCCGAGAACTCCTCTCCCAGCGCATCGACGACTGGGCGCCAATCGACCAGAGCGATTGGTACGACTGAAGCCCGCGAGCTTCGCAATGCCCCGGATTACGACGACTGGGAATACGGCACCGAGCCGATCCCCGGCGATACCCACTGGGTCAAGATCCAAACCTTGACCCAGCTTTACCGCCACCTCATCTACGTGTTCGCCACCAGCGACACCATCTGCTCCTGTCGCCTCGCCGAGTTGGCCATCTACGAGATTCTTAAATTGCGTCTCAGTGGTCTCATCTCGGTGAGGCAACAAGATCCTCGATTTTTTGCTTGATTTCAAATGACTTCCAACTATGAACTTGCCACGGCTCAGTTCAACATAGCCATGGCCAACAAGTACCCCAACTGGTACGAGCACCTTGATGCCGCTGAAGCGGCAATGCGTCAAGCCGACGCCGACTGGGCAGTTCGGAAGGAGTATGGCTGGGACGGTGACGAAGGTGGTGAGTGGGGACCTAACCCGCTCCAGCCTGGTGAAGACATCCTTGCCAGCAACTGGGAAGATGAGCTGGGCTTACCCTTTCCAGAAGACTTTGGTTATGCCGAGAGCTACGTGTATGAGCTGATGGTGGTGATCGGCAAATACAAGCACGATCCGGCGGTCATGGCGCATATGGTGGCGTTGCGGGCGGCTGATCTCTTAGGTGATCTCGGCCGGCCTATCCACGGAACCATACGCAGCGCACTGCGTAATTCCTACATCACTGAACACGCTGATGACTGACAACTCGATCACTCCGTTCTACCGCTCGTTCCTGCTGGGACGCACCGTCCATCTGGATGGCATTGCCGATATGCCGCTTCGAGATTTGGATATACTCAATGTAGAGACACGGGCGGCACTCCAGGAATCGGTGGAGCGCCACCGGAATATTGAGGACAAGAATAGTGAAGAAGCTGGCACCGAGTATCGACGCATCAAAATCGCTCGCTACTTTCAGGCTGCTATTGAAATAGCCCTTAAGAATCGGTGATGGCTTGCACCAATGCTTTTTTGTACTACACTTCAAACCGTTCCATCCAATGAACATGCACATTCTTTCTGACCAGCAGTTCCAGCAGATCACTTCTGCACTGGAGCAAGCCTTCGTGGCTATCAACGCTGCCCAGCACGTTGAGATTGACCTGAACAAGCCCCAGCAGACCATTCCGCTGGTCGCTGGCGAAAAAACTGTACGTACAACTGCCGTACACAAGTCTCAAGGTAAGACTCGTGTGTCGCGCCGCAAGACGAGGGCGGCGTTGACGGAGAAGAAGGTGCTGGAGATCAAGCGCCAGTTGGCTACTGGTGGCAAGTCGGTGGCCAAGATTGCGCGTGAGTTTGGCGTGCACGTCACCACGATCAACTGCATCAAGTGGAATAAGACTTGGAAGCATGTGGTGCTTCGGCAAGAACAGCCGGCTGCAGTAGCGGCCTGACGGTGGCGGTTCTTTCGGACGTTGACATTTTTGGGTTGGCGCGGCGTGACCTTGTGACGCCGTTCCAGCCTGAGCTGGTGAATCCCGCGAGTCTTGACGTGAGACTCGGTGAGAACTTGCTGGTGGAATTACCATCAACGCCTCAGTTGGTGCCGTACTCCATCGCAAGGCATACGCAGGAAGAACCGTTCATGCTCCAGCCGCATGAGTTCGTGTTGGCGGAGACGTTGGAGGAATTCCGGCTGCCTGACTGTGTTGCTGGGCAGCTGGCGCTTAAATCCAGCCGGGCGCGTGAAGGGATCGAACATCTCCTTGCGGGGTATGTCGATCCCGGTTACGCCGGCAGACTCACGCTGGAATTGCAGAACGCTCGATCCATGCACGCGGTGCCGCTGTGGCCTGGGATGCGGATTGGGCAGATTGTGTTCCATACACTCACCATGCTGCCAAGCAAAGACTATTCAAAGACTGGCCGTTATCACGGCGACACCCAAGTTCAGGCTTCTAAAGGATGAACGAATTTAACGTTGACCTAACGGATGTTGTTAATCATCCGGCTCACTACACCTCCGGCAAGATGGAGGTTATTGAGGTACTGGAGGATTGGGTACAGCACGCTCCAGATGCTGTGGCTGGTGCGCTCCAGTGGCAATGCCTGAAGTATCTCAGCCGGATGTGGTTGAAGAAAGATCCGCTGGAAGATGCGGAAAAGTGTCGTTGGTACTTGAACCGGTTGATTAACACTCTTGCCACAGAACCTTACCGCCATGACTGAACAACACCCGATCACCCCACCGCCAGATTTGGTAGAGGACTGGATTGAACTAGCCAAGCCGCTTCCTCAACGGCCTCCTAACCCTGGTGAGCTTGCAACACTTGCCGCCCAATGGGGCGCCGACCAAGAGCTGGAGGCGTGTTGTGATTGGCTAATGAGTCAATCACCTGTAGATGGAATAAGAAGATCGCAACGTCTTTGCGTCGCCCGCCGCCCCAAGTCACCGAGCTTGAAGGAGCAGGCGTTAGGCGCTCTCTACGCCATCGCAACTGGTGCTGATGACACCAGAGAGTTTCACCAAGATCTTGAAACCATCAAACACGCATTGGAGGCACTGCCTGATGCCGACTAGGTTTCGCACGATCAAGTTGGTGCGGCGTAATGCGGTGCAACAGGTGTGATTTTGAGCGGATGGGCGTGGCGCGGAGTTGCCGAGATACCGCGGAGTCGGTTCTGCGCCAGCGAGAGTGCCCGGCGTGCGGGCACAAAGTCTTCACGGTCGAGGTTGAGTTGCCTGTAGGGGCAGCGCAGCACACAAGCATCGGCAAGATGAAGCGGCTACCGGGTTTTTTGCGCGTCAAGTTTTTTTGACGGGAAGCTGTTAGAGTAAGACAGTACAAGCCCTACCAGGCATGGAAATCCTCTTTGGCATCGAGCACCTCTCCACTCTGGAGGGGGCAAAGACTGTTGCGTTTGACGTGGAGACAACCGGGCTCCAGCCGACTTTTGGCGGGTTACGGTTATTGCAGTTGTGCACGCTGGGGCAGGCGCCAGTCGTGATCGACTGTTTCGATTTGACCGATGAGGACTGGATTGACCTTGAAGAATTTTTTGAGGTTGAACGTACCTGGATTGCACACAATGCGGTGTTTGATTTGGGTTGGCTCCAGGAATACGAGATCCACCCGGCCGGCACAATCTTGTGCACCATGCTCGCCAGTCGGGTGCTGACTAATGGGATGGCCAATGTCAAGCACGGTTTGCAACATGTGGTGAAGCGGTATCTAAAGCAGGAAATTTCAAAGGAAGAACAGAAAAGTGACTGGTCGGGTGACCTTACAGAGAGCCAGATGGCCTATGCCGCCAAGGATGTGGTGGTGTTGACCGAGCTGGAACGGCAGATCGCGCAGCGGATGGCTACCGGTGGTCTCTACCCAGCGTGGCAGTTGGAGTGCAAGGCATTGCCGGCTATGGCGCAATTATGGCGAACCGGCCTTCCCTTCAATAAGGATTCTCTTATTCAACTAATTGAAGATCTTGATATTGAGCACCACGAGGTTGGCGAGAAATTTATTGAGGACTTTGATGCTGCGTTACCTGAAGGCGCCAAGCTGTGCCGCGGCCTGGATAACAAATTGTTGTACCAAACAAAGCCTGGAGCGAAAGGTAAAAAGATTGATGCCGATATTTTTAATCTAAATAGTCCAGTGCAACTACTTAAAAAGTTTACCGCGTTATTGGGTGAGCCACCGATTGATCCAAAGACGGAAAAGAAAAGTGCAAGTAAAGCTGCACTACAAGAATATGTGGCGGAGCATAAAATTATTGCTGATTATTTGCGGTGGAAGCGTGTAGAAAAGCGGCGGCAGATGGCGGAGACTTTGTTAAAAAACTTATCAAGTAATGGATTTATTCGTGCCAGTTATCTGCAGATGGGGGCTGATACTGGGCGGATGAGTTGCATGAGTCCCAACCTGCAACAGATTCCGCGGGATCAGCGGTTTCGGGCTTGTG